TTGTTTACCGATATTTCTGCGTTTGGGTTTGTAGCATCTGGTTTAACTCCTTTACCCATATATGTCTTACGCATCCAAAAATGATGACAAGCACCACCGCCTTTGTATAACCATATATCGTAAGTATCTGCACCGTTTAAACCCCACCCTGCATTAACTGCACGTTGGCTCATTTGCATTATATCTTCTTTGCGGTATATCTTTTTTGATGACACCATCTTCTTGCAGAACTCCCTGCTGTTTGCTTGGGTTTTAAGAGGTGCGTATTGGTAACGTACCTTAAATTTTAAACCATCTGCCTCACCATCTTGCTCACTTCCTGCATTAGGTCTTGCAGTTCCTGTACTAGCTAACCCAATCATTTTGTCTAAGGCTTCTTCTTGGTCGTAGTCCACAGGTCTTTCATCTACTAATTCCCACTCGTCTAAATCTTCATCTTCTCCAAACTCTTCTAACAAGTCAAACATCTTGTCATCATCAAAAGACTCTTCCTTAGCCAATTTAACGCCTGTTTCTTCCTCTCTTGCTTCGTCTGTGATGGCATTATCAGTTTCTATAAATTCAAGCGGTTGTAGGGTCTTAAAATAAAGTTTTAAACTTATTCCATTTACACCTAAAATATCATCAATAGCTTCAATTATTAAGTCTTGATAAGGTCTAATAGTAATGTTGTGGAATAGTAGCGATGCTGTTTTAATTTCGTCTGCGTTGTTTCCTAGTCCACTATTCCCATCTCTAATACCTAAAAGCAAAGGTGATGTTACCCTGTGTGCTACCATTAATTTAGTAGAACATTCAGTAGATAGATATTCGTAGTGTGCAGGTGCATCATTTAACGGTACGTCATCAATAGTAGTTTTACTTTCTGCATTGTTGTTAAATGCTATAATTACTTTTTCACCTCTTGCACCTGTAAGTTTATTCATCACATCATTCTTGATGCTCATTTGTTTTTCTCTATCTGGTACACCGTTGTTAAAGTTTACAACCTTAGTTCCGCTAAATCCGTTTTGAACGTCATTGATTAAGTAGTCTGATATTTCTGATTCTAATTCACTATATGCTAACCCACCTTGATAATCGACAGGGCAGTAGTAGTCGTACCCAGATACATAACGCTTTACCATTTTTATTTCTGGTTCTTTACCGTTACCGTACCCAAATGCTGCTATCCTTTGTGGTTTGTCAGCAGGTTTCTTATTTCCCCAATCGTGATGGTAGTAATAACCTTCAATCTCACCATCTTCATTACATTTCTCTGCTCGTAGTGTTTGTCTTGGAAAGTGTTCACCTCTTACTACTTTACCATCTTTGTATAAGACTTGAAAAGATGCTTCACCTAGTAATTTAAGGTCAAGAGATATTTTACGCAAACAGTTATCGTGAAAGATAGAACGTAGTGCAGCATACTCATTTGTTTTTGTACTGCTGTCTAAGGCATCTAAACCTTTTCCGTATATCATATTGCTAACACCGTTTATAATAGCGTTAGAAGTCGTTGAATTAGTGTATAGGTCTATAAGGTATTGGTAGTAATTGTTATCGCTACCATAAGCTACCCAATCTTTCTTTTTGTCCTCTACAACTTTAGGTCTATTGTAAGAAGATAAACTAACAACGTGGATGCTGTCTGTATTAGCTTTTATTTTGTTATTTCTTGCCATTATAATACTATAAATTCGTTTTCTTCGCTATGTTCTGTATAGTCGGTATTGTTTATGCTGTAACTGCTTATTGTTTGGTTAGTGCAAAATATTTTATCTCTAAATATTAGTTCACTTGCTGTTTTTATTTCTAAAGTGTACATTGTATCTTCTACTAGTGTAAAAGTGTCTGTATGTTGGTAGTAATAGTCAGCCAACACAAAGCTAGTTACATCGCTACTGTAAATTTCTTTGTTTGTAGTTTCGTTCACAATCTTAATTGTGTAAGTTGTACCATCTACATAAGAACGTGGTATAAAACTGAATGTTTGGTCGCTATCTAAATTTTGTAAGACAATCATATATATACAATAAATCTTTTTGTTTTTTGTTAATTATAAAGCAAAAAAAAGGGCATCATTTCTGACACCCCTTAATCAAGTCAAATTCTAATTAAGCATTAGTTCCCTCTGTGATTGTTGCAGCTGCACTTGGCATACCTGCAAATGGGTCAGCAGCAGTAGGTGAATCTACAAAGTTCGCAGGTTTCAACTCCTGTGCATTAAAGGTGAGCGTGTAACCAGATAAATCAGCCATTGCTGCACCTGTTACGATTGTTCCACCAGTTACCTCTGCACCGTGTTCTAATCCCATAACGAAGACATTTCCGTTATAGTCTTCAACAGCGATGTGTGGTCTTCCGTAAGCTAATAGTTTTACTTCTTTGTTATCTTCTTTAGATAGTTTCTTAAATGTGATATTTAAGGTCTGGTCAAAGAAAGTCGTTCCGTTTTCTCTTGATGAGGTTACAGCTTGTTCAAAACTGCTGTTCCCTTTTAGTTCATATTTATAAGCAGTAAAAGTACCTGACATATCTGTAATTTCGTCATCCGTTTGGGTTACAGTTCCGTAATCTCCGAAATCTGTAAAATATACCGCACGAATCCCACCAACTACATCTTTGCAAGGTTCTTTTCTACCACGTGTTAAATCACAAGCCATAGTTTTTTAGTATTAAAAAAGGGTGAGTAGGCTCATTGGCTCACCCACCCTCTTAGGTTATTTAATTAATTCTTAGTTTGCAGAGTTAGTGATTCCGTATGTTACGATATCTTCTACAATTCCGTACTGTACACCTGCGGTAAATCGCATTACTACACGTACGTTGTCAGAACCATCAAGGTCAGACATATCTAAAACTTTAACTTCGTTATGGTCAGCTAATAGCCCTGTTCCAAAGAATAAGTTAGATTTTTCAGCAGCAATAGCCGTGTTGTCAGCTAATCCGTTAGCTACGAATAATTTAACACCATCAAAAGAAAGTGAACCGTTATTAAACCATTGAGTACCTTGAGCGTTTGTACCTGCTGCTCCTAATCCTGAAGCACCAAAGCCTCCTAATGCTCTAATATATGCACGAGCGATGTTCTGTGATACATAAACGTTTAAGTCTTCACTTCCGTAAAGTGCAGAAGGGATAGCATCAACAATGCTTCCTAATTGTGCAATTACGTTTGAAGAATCAACAGTAGTTCCTGCAACTTCTTGTGCGGCAGGTAAAGCAGCATCAAGAGCAATTTGTGTAGTAAGTCCGTTGAATTGTCCGTTGTTAGAAGTATCTCCTGCCCAGATAGACTGTTCTGTTTTTTGAGCAACTTTAGCCGCTACGTGAGCGATTAAGAAGTCAGAAAACGAAGGTGGTAAATCGTGGTGTGCAGAATATCCCATCTGAATAGCTTCCCAATCTGAAATAAAGTCTTTCTTACAAAGTTGTAAGTTCACTTGTTGATATTCAGGTTGTAAAACTCTTTCAGTAAGTGTAATAGTAGAAGTAGGGTCAAAATCACAAGTTGCATCTTTTACGATTGCATCAGTAGATAATTTCTTGATTACTTCTTTAAACTTTACGTTTGGTTTAACAGTAATACCACCGTTGTCGATAGTAGAACCGCTTAATAAAGCAGCAGAGATGTACTGTCCTGCACTTTCTCCTGCATAAGTAGTTGTAATACTAGTTGTTGTTGCCATTTTTTATTTATTTATTAAAATTTCCAATTTTTCCGAGCACTCTATCAAATGTAGTAGCTACTCTTTTTTGTGCAAATAGGTTTAATTCTTTCTTTGCACTTGCTTCAGGGTTATGGGTGATTTTCTCAACAGGTTCTTCTGCTGATAGTTCTTCCTTAACTTCTTCCACAATATCTTCAACCGCTTCTTCTGCTAATTCCTCTGCGCTCATCTCTTCTTTAGGTTCGAGCATAGATTTAATTTCTTCAACCATTTCTCTGATTTCAGAAAGTTCAGCTTTAGTAGCGTATTCCATTTCTTCTTTTTCTTCCTCTGCTGCTTCGACTTCTTCTTCGGCAGGGGCTTCTTCTTCCTCTTGGGCTTCACCAATAGAAGCAATAATACCTTCCTCTTCTACGATTAAGGCTTGACCGTCTTCTAACTTGTATTCACCCACAGGTAAGGCTACCTTTTCATCATCTGTAATGATAAAGACTTCTTTACCTGCTGCCATTTCTTCAGCTTCGATTACAGTACCATTTTCCAAAGTAGCTTGTGCTAACTTCACTTCTGTTTCAATAGAAAGAAGTTCTTTTGCTTTTGATAAAATTTCTTGTGCTTTCATATATTATACAATAAGTTATTAATTATTTTGTTGTGTTTTTAGTTTGCTGCTTCACATTCTGCACAGTCATCGTATTGAACAGATGCAGTATTTATATGCACCCCTTCTGAAGATAGTGTAGAAGTTATTGTGTAACACTCGTTGTGATTGTTTTCTAAAGTAAGATAATATACTTTACCAACCGTTAATTCTGTATCGTGCATATGTACGTGCCTAGTATGTTGGTTTGAACAAGCTGTTGCTAAATATCCATACCAAACACCTGTAAGGCTTTCTCCTGTAATATTACCTATACCTTGTGCTTGGAAACTTCCATCACAACATCTTCTGCTGTATGTTCCGTCATCACATAAACAACCTCTTTTGTCGTTTTTAGGACTTGGCGCGTAATGTTCGTAATCTCTCATTTTATAGGAACGCAATTAGGTACTCTTTTACCGTTTTTCATCTTAAAGCCTATCATCTCATATCCTGTTTGACAAGGCTTCTTTAAATCAGCTTCTAACAAGTCTAATTCTTTTAACTTACTACCTGCCCATCTAAGTCCTGCTTTACCACCCCACAATAAGTAAGAAATAGTACCACAGGCTTCGCTGTTTCC